CTACAGTCCCGGTTGTTGGTGATCTGCGCTGTGCGTTGTAGGCATCCTGTCTAGCCACATCTGCCGCGTGTGGGTCGGCCAATCCGCTGTTGTACTTCCTGCGTCGATCCCAATCGACTGAAGCACGCTCACGATCTGCAAGCATGGTTGGCGAGTCCTCTTTTAAGTACCGGCCACCGAGCAGGTAGAATTCCTCATAAGGGTTAGCTGTCCAGTCGTGCTTGCCCTTCCAATTCTGTTCCAACTGCATACACACGCCTTGAGGGTTGATTATACACAGCTCCAAGTCCATCATCCAGTCCACATCTACGCGACACGCCAGCGTTATCTTGGAGTGGTCCAGATCCGCCAGCCGCACACCGTGGAACGAGTAGTCGATAAGCTCTATCTTCTCTGGCTTTGGCATCTTGGCTTCCATACGCTCTAGCCCTTCAACCAATATGCCGCGCGCCAAAGTAGTTATAGCACACTCCTTGATCTTCGCAGCATCTCGCAACCGGCCAATCAGCGTGCTGGTCATCGGCAATTGAAACGTGTAATCGAATAACTTAGCCATGATTTTCTCCTTGTAAGATTTAACAGGTTAAAACTAACTTGCAGGCCAATAGTAGAGAACAAAAAGTGAAATGTCAAGAACTATATTAGCGGTATAGGTTGCTCTCACATAGTGGTGTAGGTCGTTCTCACATATCAGGCTAGTATGCCGTTAGGTGCCTGTAACGTTAGTTAAAGGGGTCTTAACTAACGGAAAGTGATGTTAGCTAACACTTCGTCGAATTAGCTAACACTTCGAAGTTTGTAAGTGCTTGAATTATTGAGTATATTAGAGAGAACTAAAGAACAAAAAATTTCGGGTAGACATTGGGAAAAACAGAGGGCGAAAATGAATATTCGGAAAAAACGAAAATTTTACCTATCGGTTGCTTTTTGGACTGTTCTTTTGTTCTTTAACACTGTTAGTTGGTACTTAAAAAATCATTTCTGGTCACAACCCGCGCTGGCCGTGGCTTTCAGAAAAACAGCCTGCTTAAAAAATAGGCAACGCACGGAACAAAAGTATAAGAGGGTATTTCAAACTAACACTTGCCCTCTGTAGAGTTTTGATTAAATGGCTGTTTTTTTAAGCACGGAACAATTTGCCATGCTTAACTAACGTACGAAGTGTTAGTTAAAAACCACATTGCGTTAAAAGTTAGCTAATAATTAACTAACACACCAACAATTTACTACAGTACCGCGCGGCACAAGATGTTTGCAGCTTGTAGAATTAACGCGTTAAAACTTAAAGTAGTTTGAGGTTTAATTCAGGCAGGAATAACAGACGAAAAAAATCCCCGTATTGCACGGGGATTGAATTATTACAGGGTGAGAGGTTATGCGGCTTTTTTCTGATCCTTTGCGGCATAGAACACTTGCGCCGCTTTTAACGCACCGTCAAATTTCTTTAGCAGTGTTTCGGGCGCACCGTCATCGGTCAGTTGCTTGATGGTCAGGATGAGCATTTCCAGTCCGTCAATGGGCTTTGTTGCGCCCTTGATAGCCTTCTTGCCTTCGCTGGCTTCAGGCTTGTCCGTGCTATGGTGCGCGCCCTTTTCAGCTACAGCCTTGCCCTTGCCGATCCTTGGCAGGTCGGCTATCCGGTTATACTTGGTTGTGCCATCGTTGCGACCTTTCAATCGTTCTATAATCTCGGCGCGGCCCCCGGCTTCTGCTACCTTTTTACCGTTGAAAAATAACCCCATTAGAGCGCGCACATGCACGGCATTACTTCCAGCCATCGCCGTTGCTAGCGTGTTGTAATACGCCCATTCGGAGCCTTCGGGAGCAGCGCCCGCCTTTGCCGCTTGTACCACTGGCAGCTTGGCCTTTTGCATGGCTTCGATAAGATCAACAAGGGATTGTGCTGTTACAGCTTCAGCTGTTGAGAGCTTGCCGCAATCTGCAAATACAGCGGATGCTACATCGTGTAACTTGTTTACATTTTGAGTTTTCATGATAGTACCTTTCGATAGTTAGTGGCCAACATTGGCCCGATAGCGCACGGGTTAGGCATACGCTATCAGACTTTACTGTGTGAATTTAAGATAATCCGCATGGAGTACACCAATGGAATACGCAATAGACTTTTTAGCCCACATGAAGGCGGCATCATAGTTGCCTAAATCATATTGCTTGTTGGCATCCGCTAAGCAAAAGCGCGCGGATTTGTCTAGTTGCACAGCGCCTAGATGCTTGCGCGCTGTAATGATTGCAGCATTAGCACGTGTGGATAGCACAATAGTTCCTTTCGATAGTTATGTAGCGACTTGCTACAGTTCCCACTATACTCTTTTGTTAGCTAATGTCAATATGCTATCTAGTCTTAACTCGTTAAATCTAAAGAATTCTTTCATCTCGCAGATGGGGGGCAGGGGGGAAAAGGGCTGCGAGGCTATCATCATCTCATGCAGTCACATATAATTTTTTCAAGTTTTCTACTTAACTAACAAATACTGTGCCTCAACAAACCGCTTCGCTTCTTCAACCGGCATCCAATCTATAATCTGCAGGGCCATCCGCTGTGCTGGTGGATCACTGCGAGATGCTACAACCCTCCACAAAATTCTACAGTCGAGTCCAGACATACTCAATGTTGCAACCTTCCAGTTCCGAGTGATTAAATGATGCACAACATCCCGAGTCATACACCATAACTCCAAACTACCACTATCTATAAGGTCTTTCGACTCAACCCAATAAAGTTCCTCACCCATCACTCCCCCCTCATCAAAATGTACTGTGCCTCAACAAACCGCTTCGCTTCTTCGATCGTCTCAACCGGACAGACATCCAAAGTTGCTAACTTCTCCAGCGCATAGCGAAATTCCCCGTTTATTCGGTGTGAGGTAACTGCGCCGACAAACTTCAGATCAGCAGAGTATAAAAACCACTGCTGGAACATCTCGCTTTCTTTCCAACTCCAAACCAGTTCCTCATCCATCACTCACCCCTCCAATAAACTCTGGTTCCCGATAAACTGCTTCGTCTCTTCAAGCGTGTCTGCGATCTTCCCCAGCTTCTCGGTCTTGAATCCATGGAACCTTTCAACAGAAAGATCCTTGAGATACACGCGATAGGCTCCGTACCACACGTAGTAGCACAAGTCATTAGACCCTTGGGGGCGCACAGCATCGCTCACCCACATCCCGGGCAGCGGTATTTGCTTAAACGGATCAACCTTCATCACTCACTCCAAATTTTATTTTTGATGCTTGCTACTTTACACCCTAATATACCCTCTGTCAAATTTATTTCTTGCGCCGTGCTTGACACGCACCCTCTTTTACTTTATCGTGCAGCCCCATGGCTAAGAAAACACTAAAATACTGTCCGGACTGTGGTGAGGAAATTCCCGTCTCTGAGTTCGGAAACAACATCCGCAATCCCGGCGGACTGGCAACCTATTGCCGGATGCACTCGCAGATACGCGTAAGGGCGTGGAAAGACGCCAACCCTGAGATGGTCAAGGCCCAGATGATACGGTATGTGAACCGCGTGAAAAAACGCAACAGATCGGAGGGGAAGAGATGAGCGCGAGAGACTATCTGTTGGGTGCCGCACAGATAATGGACGAACGCGGCCAGACTTACGATACCCCCGGCGGAGAGCGCAGCATGGGCAAGGCCGTGGCGGCGTTCAACATGATCACTGGACACACGCTGAAAGAAAGCGAAGGCTGGCTGCTGTTGCAGGTGCTCAAGGATGTGCGCCAGTGGTCGAGGGTTGACTTCCACAAGGACAGCGCGGATGATTGCGTTGCGTACGCCGCACTTAAAGCAGAGGCGCTTGAGAGCGGCAAGTAGTTTAATTTTTAAGGAGAAAACCATGCACTATCGTAACGGCAGGGAAGCAAAGAATGGCGATGAGATTGTTCAGATCGACAGCCAAGGTAAGATCACCCACGTTGGTGTGCTGATTCGCGCAGTGGCAGGAAATGATTACTGCAATGGCATCATCGTGGATGACCGCACACAAGCATTTAGTGGTGCCTGCATGTGTGACTGTTTGCACATGGACGACATCGCATCGATGCTGGCAGAAAAAGGTCTGGAGAAGCGACCAGCTGGTAAGTAAAGATGAACGGACTGGAAGCACTTGAGGAAGACTTCACCGACGAGGAGTTGTTTCAGCCACCGGCGGTGATTGAGGAAGTGCAGGAATTTCAGCTGCAGGACCCATCACGTCTTTCATTCCCTCCAAGTCTTCCCATCGAACTGGCCATGCGCGAGCAGCCGGTCAAGATAATCTGCGAGAGCTACAACATCACGCGCGAGCACTACGAGGCACTGTGCGAAAATAAACGCTTCGTCAAGGCGATCGAGAGCGCCATCGGCATGTTGGAGAAGGATGGATATACGTTCCGTGCGAAGGCTGGTCTGCAGGCAGAGAACGTGATCGGCACATCTTACGCGATGATTCAGGACCCGCGCACCCCTGCCAACGTCAGGGCGGATCTGATCAAGGCTACGGTCAAGTGGGCCGGCTACGAGCCGAAGGACACAGGCACCGCGAACGCCAATAACTTCCAGATCAACATCAACCTATAGGAGATAAACATGCTTACTCAAGAACAAGCACAAATACTGTGTGATGCCCACGAGATATATTCGCTGCTGGAGAACGAAGAAGAGATTGAACTGCTTGAATCTAACAATCCAGAACTGCTTGAGGCATACTATGCGTTGCATCGTCTTGCAGCAGGGGCAGACACAGTAACAGAAGGCACCGATGGGTGTGAGCAAGAGAAGGTCTAATTAACAGGAGGAGAAAACCATGAGCATTGAAATCGAGCAGGAAATACAAGAGAAGGGTCTGACAGCACCACGTGTGACACCCGCAGATATTGAAGCAAACATAGTCGGGGAATACTGCTTCACAGCAGAGCAAGCCACAAAAGGATGTCCGCAACTTGATTCGTTGCGACTCCTGACATTTTGCGTTCTGGTGTTGAAAAACGGGTTTACTGTGACAGGGGAAAGTGCCTGCGCAAGCCCGGAGAATTTTGACGCAGAACTTGGGCGCAAGATTGCGCGCGCAAACGCTGTGAATAAAATCTGGCCGCTGATGGGCTATGCACTCAAAGAGAATTTAGCTGGAAAATAATATGGCAGACGTAGACTACACGCCGCCGCCGACCGTCAAGGAGTTCATCAAGCACTACTTGCCGGGACAGCTGTTCTACTCGTTCATTATCGGCCCGATCGGGAGTGGGAAAACAACAGGGTTGCTGTTCAAGATCGCATACCTTGCGCAACTGCAGGCACCCAGCCCTGTGGATGGGATACGGCGCACGCGGTTCGTCGTGGTGCGGAACACGTTCCCGCAGCTGAAGGATACGACGCTCTCTTCGTTCTTCACGTGGTTCAAGGATGGCGTGGCCGGCACATGGCGCGCGTCGGAGAACAAGTTCATCATGCGCTTCGGTGACTGCGAGGTGGAGATACTGTTTCGCGCACTGGACACTGCAGACGACGTGGCGCGCGTGCTGTCTCTTGAAGTGAGCTTCGCCGTGCTGGACGAGTTCGTGGAGTTGAACAAGGATGTCATCGAGGCGCTGTCTGCACGTTGCGGGCGCTTCCCGAGCAGGAAAGACGGCGGGTGCACTAACTGGGGGATGTTCGGGTCGAGCAACCCCGGACAGGAAGACTCGTACTGGTACAAGCTGCTGTTCGAGATGGCGCCGGACAACCTGAAACTGTTCGTGCAGCCATCGGGGTTCAGTGCGGATGCGGAGAATATCGAGAATTTGCCGGGTGGGAGAGGGTATTACACCGAAGGCATAAAAGGCAAGTCTGAGCCGTGGATAAAGCAGTTCGTGGAGGGAGTTTGGGGCTATTCGCACGCCGGCAAGCCAGTGTTCCCATACTTTAACAGAGATATTCACGTTGCGAAACAGTCTTTGCGTCCTAATCCATCGCTGCCCATCTTGGCGGGGTATGACCCGGGGTTGGCAGGCAGCGCGCTGGTGTTCGGGCAGATCGATCTGCACGGTCGCGTGACCATATTCGATGAAATTGTGCTGCAGAACGTGGGAACACATCGGATGATACCGGAATACCTCAAGCCGTTGCTCGCGCGCAAGTACAAAAACATGGAGTTCGGCATCATTCCAGATCCGGCAGCGAGCAGTCGCGCGCAGAGCACCGAAGACAGCGTGGTAAACATACTGCGCAAGGCACAGCTAAAGGTGCACGAGCACACCGGGAACACACTGGCGCCAAGGTTGGAGTCTATGGAGTATTACTTGATGCGACTGACAGATGTGGGGCCTGCCTTGCTGATTGACCCGGCATGTGTTAAGTTAATCCGCGCGCTGCAAGGTGGCTATCGGTACTCGGTCAACCAGAAGGGCGACAAGCAGGGTGAAGTACCTGAGAAAAACGAGCACAGCCACGTTGTTGACGCGGCGATGGAGCTGACGAAGCACTTCAAGAGCGGGGCGGACAAGGCTGGACGACGCGCTGCGGCGCGGTTCACACCGCCGAGATTCAATAACTCTTACGCATAGGACTGAGCATGACAACCTTGACGACACCACAGACGATGCCATCGACAGACCCAGCCATACTGCGCGATGCAGTTACCAAGGACCCGCAGAAACTGCGCGACTTGGGGATGCGGCTTGAGGCTAAATACATCCAGTACCGCAACGACCGCAGACTGGCAGAACTCGACTGGCTTAAAAGTGCTCGTCAGTATCTCGGTATTTATGACCCTGATATCGAGTCGAAGCTGGGGCGGGACCGTTCGAAGGCATATCCGAAACTGACTCGCGTGAAGGTCGTAAGCATGGTGAGCCGGCTCATGAACCTGCTGTTTCCAACGTCCGAAAAGAACTGGACGCTGAAGCCGACGCCATACCCCAACCTGCCAACACAGGACATGCAGAATATATTGGACCAGCTGGTGCAGCAGGCTCAGGGAGGACAGCTAGATGATGACATGATCGAGACGGCGATACGAATGTTTGCGAAGGAGCGCGCGGCTAATCTGGAACTTGAGATTGAGGATCAGCTGGGCGAGCTGGGCGGCGACCGGATGCTGGACTACGTGGCCATGGTGCGCAAGGTCGTGTTCTCCGGCGTGATGTACGGCTGCGGCGTGCTGAAAGGCCCGTTCGTGCGCATGCAGAAACAACGCACATGGAAGCTGGTGCAAGCGCAACCAGAGTCAACCGCACCGCATCCGGAAACAGGACTTCCGGTAACTACTCCAGCACAGCCTGCGCAGTATGTTGCGGAAGAGAACGAAGTATATCGTCCACAGTTCGAGTTCGTGCCGTTGTGGCAGTATTACCCCGACATGGCGGCGAAGCGGTTTACGCAGATGGATGGGCAGTTCGAACGCCACATCATGTCGCGGCATCAAGTGCGCAAGCTGGCGGATCGGCCTGACTTCTTCAAGAAAGAAATCATGGACTATCTGGCGGCACATGCGGACGGTAACTACAAGCGCGAGACATACGAGACGCAGATGAAGTCCATGGGCGTGCACAGTCAGGTAAACGACACGTCAGGGCGCAAGTATGAAGCGATCGAGTGGAACGGGTTCATGAGTGCCCATGATCTGCAAGCAGCCGGCGTGACGATACCGCCCGGGATGGAAGGCGAAGAGATCGAGGCAGTCATCTGGGCGCTGGACAGCGTGATTATCAAGGCCGACATCAACCCATGGGTCATGCTGGAAGGCGGCGAGAAAGTCCACATGTATCACCAGTTCATATTTGAAGAAGACGAGACGGCGCTGATGGGTAACGGACTGCCGAACATCATGCGCGACTCGCAGATGAGCGTGTGCGCGACAACGCGTATGTCGTTGGATAATGCAGGTGTGACGTGCGGCCCGATGCTGGAAGTCAACACCGACTTGTTGCGGCCCGATCAGGACCTGTCATCGATATTCTCGTACAAGATATGGTATCGCGAAGGCATCGGCGCGGAGTCGCAGTATCCCGCAGTGCGCGAGATCAAGATGGACTCGCATCTGCCTGAGTTGAAGTCGCTGACGGACATGTTCCGTGAGTTCGCAGACATTGAGACGTTCATCAACCCGGCAACCGGCGGTGACATGCAGAAGGGACCAAGCGAGCCGTTCCGGACGGCCACAGGCGCGTCGATGCTGCGCGGCGATGCCGCCCTTCCGTTCAAGGATGTAGTGCGTAATTTTGACATGTTCACTGAGTCTGTCATTTCGACGCTTGTGGCGTTCAATGCACAATACCCATCGCGGAACGACATACAGGGAGACTTTCAGGTTGAAGCGCGCGGCGCCACGTCGCTGATCGCCAAGGAGGTTCGCGGTATAACACTCGACACGCTGGCACAGACGTTGAAGCCGAACGAGCAGATATACATCGATGACTACCAGTTCCTGAAGGAGCGGATGGCGTGTCGTGATGTGGACTTGACAGGTGTATTGTGCACCAAGGAAGAAGCTGTGACTAAGAAGCAAGCGTATGACCAAGATCAGCAAGCACAACAGCAACAACAGCAAGACCTGATGCGCGCCGAAGTGCGTAACCTGTTGGCGACGGCAACCAAATCACTCACGCAGTCGGACAAGAACTCCGCGAACGCGGAAGTGGCACAAGCGAACACCATACTGAAAGGACTCGAACATGGCCTCCAAACTGGACCAGACGCAGAAGGCGGATCTTCAGGCGCAGCTGTACAACAACCGGCAGCAGGTGCCAATTCCCCAGCTCAAGCAGCTTCTTGAGAATGAGCTGGAGTTGGTAAACACACAGATTCTGGAAGCGGAATCGACCGATAACTTGCGTATACTGCAAGGCGAGGGACGGCGCATAAAGAAGATATTGGCGATGTTCGACAAGCGACCCTTGACGGATATTAGCTGAATAAGTTGACACGTATTTTTAACCAGAGTATAAGGACACCATTATGCCCACAGATCAAGATGTTGCGCTTTCATTTGATGATGCTTTCGACGCTGCGGTGAAGGAAGAGATTCCTCCTGCTCCTGCGAAGGCTGTAGAAGAACCGGCCGCTGAACCCGCTGCACCCGCTGTTGCCGCTGAACCAGCCGCCAAACCCGCCGTTCCTGCCGCTGAACCCGCTGCCGCTGCCGCACCTGCTGAACCCGCTGCCGCTGCCGCACCTGCTGAACCCGCTGCCCCCGCCGCTGCTGCCGCTGAACCCGCCGCTGCCGCTCCCGCTGAACCCGCCGCTGAGACACCAGAACAGACGATCGCGCGGCTGCAGAGCGAATTGACCGCAGCCAGAAAGCCTGCTCCTGCGGCTGCCCCAGCCCCTGCACCGGCGCCTGCTGCGCCCGCCAAGGCGCAACCGCTGTACACGGAAGCTGAGCAGCAAATCATCGACAGCTACACGAAAGACTGGCCAGACATCCACACAGCTGAATCGCTGATCAGGCGCAAGGAGTATGCAGACATCGTAGGTCACATTTTTAATGAGGTGAAAGCCTACTACGAGCCGATGCTCGAATTTTTTCAGACACAATCCACCGATTCGCACTATAGTGCGCTCGTAAGCGCACATCCGGATTATGACGCAATCGTAGATGGCGTTCAGGAATGGATCAGCAAACAACCCGCTGGGATGCGCGCAGCGTATTCCAACATTGCAGAAAATGGGGATACCCAAGATGTAATTTCTTTGGTATCCTTGTACAAACAGGCAAATGGCATCGTGACAAAGCCGAAGGAAGAAGCCAGTAAGGGACTTCCAGCAGCACCGGCAGCAGGAGTCATTGTCAAGCCTGTAGCAGCCCCACAGATAACGCCAGAGGCCAAACAAGCGGCAGCGAAGTTACGTGTGGTGTCCGCAGAGAGAGCAGCACCCCCGGCAGCCGGCGCAGACACATTTGATGACGCCTTCGCCCAAGCAGTCGCAGAGGGATAACTTTTTGGTTCACTTACTTGTAATAGGAGAATATTATGACCGCTGTTGTTAATTATGGGGATATATCCCCCGCCGTTGCGGCTTACATGGTCAAGGACTTGCTGAAACGCGGCATTCCTTATCTGGTTCTGGAAAAGTTCGGGCAGACATACCCGATCCCTTCCAACAGCACCAAAGTCGCAAAATTCCGCCGCTACTTCCTGTCCGGTTCGACCGGCTCTGCCAGCGATGGCACCGGCAACTTCTTCGTGCCTCTGGCCACTACGCCTTTGGTCGAAGGTGTGACTCCGGCGGGCAAGAATCTGTCCAAGGTTGACTACACCGTGACCTTGCAGCAATACGGCGATTTCACCACAATCACTGACGTGGTTCTGGATACCCATACCGATCCTGTGCTGCAGCAATGCACAGAGATTCTGGGCGAGCAGGCCGCACAGACCGTGGAAACCATCCGCTACAACGTGCTGAAGGCCGGGACCAACGTGTTCTTCGCCAACGGCACCGCGCGCAGTTCGGTGAACACTGTAATCACTCGTGATCTGCAGCGGAAGATCACCACAGCACTGACACGCCAGAACGCCAAGCCGATCACTCAGATCGTCAAGTCCACACCGGACTTCCGCACTGAGCCGGTGGAAGCTGCATTCATCGGCCTCGTGCACCCCGATCTGGAGTCCGATATCCGGAACATGACTGGCTTCATCCCCACCAAGCAGTATGGTACGGTGACACCGTTCGAAAACGAGATCGGCTCCGTCGAGCGCGTGCGCTACCTGACTTCCACCATCTTCGCTCCGTTCGCGGACGCAGGCGGTGCAGCAGGTGCGATGCGTACCACTTCCGGCACTTCTGCGGACGTGTACCCAGTGCTGTTCATCGCACGTGACGCATACGGGATCGTTCCGCTGAAGGGCAAGGACGCACTGACCCCCATGGTCGTGAACCCGAAACCCGCCGCTGGCGACCCACTGGCGCAGCGTGGCACGGTCGGCTGGAAGACCATGACCGCAGCTGTGATTCTTCAAGACGCATGGCTGGTTCGCTTGGAGTGCTCGGCAACCGCCTAATGATGCGGGGGGCGCAGGCCCCCTGATCACTTTTTGAAAGGAGAATCACGATGACTACACGTAATGTAGGTGGGTCCAAAACCGATATCGATCTGCAGGAGCTGCTTAAAGCAGCTGTCGCGGACGTTACCGATCTGCGGACAAAGTACACTGCGTTGCTGGCAGACGTAACAGCGATTCGCGCCTCGGTTGTAGGCGTGAATGCAAAGCTGGATGCTGATGCCGGCGTTACGGACACCAACTATGCTGCCACGTGGAATCCGGCAGCATTGACGGCCAGCGCCGTGGCAACGCAAACTCTGATCAGCTAGTTCTGACAATTTCTTTCTAAGGAGAGCAGCATGACACAAGTTATCAATTTGCAAACTCAAGCCGCCGGAGTGGTCAACCACACCGCGGGCCACATCGTTACGGACGCTGGCGCTGCCGCTGCCGCTTCGATTCAACTGGGCTTCGCACCGCGCGTTGTCCGCATTCACAACCTGACTGATCGTATCAGCGATGAGTGGTACGCCGGCATGACCGAAGACAGCATCTACGAGTCGATTATCGGCATTACCGCCAAGCTGGACGCGGACGCAGGTGTTACCGACACCAACTACACCGCGTTGTGGACGCCTACGGCTATTGCAGGCGTCAACGCAGCTGACAACGGTACACCGGCGAACGATCTAGGCATCATGCGGAAATCGATCATTGGTATTTTGCTGAAGCTGGACGCCGACGGCGGTGTTACCGACACCAACTACACCGCATTGTGGACTCCGGCCACTGCTTCTGTTTCTGCGATAATTGCATCTATCGCAGGAATGAACGCCAAGTTAGACGCTGACGCCGGTGTTACCGACACCAACTACGCCGCAACATGGAATGCTCCAAACACCATGTCGCTGCATACTGTCGCTGCAGGCACTCGTACCTACGAGCGCACCAACGGCATATCGGTCGATCCGGATGCCAAGACCGTCACGCTTACCGCGACGACTCTGGCAGCAAGCAAGCAGTTTTATTTCGAAGCGATCGGCTAAGAAGGAGGCCCCGCAAGCCGGGGCCTTTTACCATGCTGAACACGATTGGAGGTTGTATGGGCGACAATATCATAGTGCGCATCGAGCGGTTGAAGAACGGCTGGGAAGTTGAGTACAACGACCCGAAGATTCAGGAAGCCAACCGCAAGCCGAAGTCGCAATGGAAAGATCCATCGGTAGGGTATGCCTTCACAGACATCGACGCGCTTCTGAAATTCTTGAAAGAACAGCTTCCAGTATTGGCGCCTGAAGACGAAGAGGGTGAATATGCCCAGAACTTCAAGTCGGCAGTAGCGGAGGATGATTAAGTAGTCCAACTACAAAGGAGGTAACATGGGAAAAGCAGACTCTAAAGCACTTGCATCGCTCGGTGAAAACATGGGCGACGAAAATGAAGCTGGCGTATTCGCAGCCAAGCCGGCAGCCGCCGGCAAACGCGTTCGCATCATTCTGGATGACAATGACGAAATTCCGCCAACTGGACACCCAGTGTCGGTGAACGGCAAGCTGTACATCCTGAAGGCGAACGAAGAAATGGATGTGCCCGAGGAAGTTGCTCACGTGCTCGATCTGGCAGTGATGTCAGTTCCTGTGTTTGGCGACAACCAGAAAGTCGTCGGGTTCCGCGACCGTCCTCGCCTTCCGTACCGCATCATCCACCCACGATAATTGAAGGAGACTACGATGGACGAAACTACCATATATCCTGAAGCACCTACGGAGTTCGATTTGCCAATTCAGGAAGTCGCACAAGCCCCTGACGCGCCTGCTGAAGCATCCTTGACGACTTCTGACTCGCTGGAGTCTGGTGCGACGATCTCGCAGTCAGACGCACCTGTTGAGCCGGTTGTTCCCGGCGCTGAAGTGGTTGTGTCCGCACCCAAGGCGTTCGAAGGCAGCGAGATGGTGCGTCTGGAAGAAGAGGTCAAGCTGATGATCAATGGCGTGGCCCATCGCATCCAGAACGGCGTGTCATGGGTTGAGGCGCACGTCGCCGAAGCTCTGCGCAACATTGGTAAGCTGTAAGGAGCCGAGATGAACTACGGGGAACTGCTATCGGAGTTGAGAAACAACATCCTTCGGGATAAGTCGTCTCTGGTAGCGGGAAATCAGGACACGTTATGGGACGATGCTTCGCTTTTGCGGTATATTGATCAAGCATGCTCCATCATGGCGCGTAGGACGATGTGTTTGCGGGATGATTCGACGCCGGCCATTACGCAGTTGAGACTTAAATTAGGCCAGACCGAATACCCGATGGACAAGCGCGTGCTTGCCATGTATTCCGTAAAGTTTGATCAGGATACGTTCGATCTTGGTCGGATCGGACACTTTGAGTTGAATACCTACATGCCGCCGGATACGCTGTGGTTTGACATAAATGTATCCGCAACACTAGCCCCGGGCAGACCCCAATATGTAGCTACAGATGAGAGTATTGAAACACTGCGCGTCTACCCGGCTCCAGATGCGAAAAACGTCGGCAAAACGCTCTACATGCGCGTTGCGCGACTGCAAAAAGATACAGTGTCGATGGACAATCTGGACGCGACCCCAGAGTTCTTCGAGGAGTACCACATGTACCTGCTCGAGTGGGCGGCGTATCGCGCGTTCTCCAACCATGATGCGGATGGTGGAGATTCAGGCGAGGCGGACAGGCACAAGAAAAACTTCGAAGATCACATCTTCCAAGTCAGGGAGGAAGTTCGTCGTCGTGCGTTTGCGCCGATGAATTTTCAGTTCGGGAGGTTGGGCTACGCGTGGATTAGATAGCATGGAGAATCTAACGACATTCAAGGGCTTTACAGGCATGGATAACATCCATGATGATGAAGAGCTTCCATACGCAGTCCTGCGCCGTGCAATCAATACAGACATCCTTGATTCTGGGGTACTGCGTCGCAGAAAGGGATTCACGCAGGAGTTGGCAATTACAGGCGCGCATAGCATGTGGGGGAATGGGCAGCAGTCTTATTTCATCCAGAATAACCAGCTGTGCCAGTTTTTACCTGACGGCACCTACACTGTTATTGGAGCATTTTCGGCTGGGAGCAATCGTGCAGCATACAAGGATGTAGCAGGGTCTATATTCATCACCTGCAAAACCGCGAGGATAAAATTAACAGATGGTGTAATGTCTCCTTGGGGAGTTGAAGTTCCAAGCAGTGCGCCAGTGTTGTCTGCTACGGTGGGCACGATGGCTCCTGGAACGTACTATGCGGCGGTTACTTACTTACTGGCGGATGGTAGAGAATCAGGGCAGTCTTCACTGTCCAGTATTACATTGACTGTGGCCGGAGGAATAGCAACCACAGCGATGCCTAATCCAGTTGATCCGGCCATTACAGCCAAACGGCTGTACCTGACAACCACGGATGGTGAAGTAATGTATAACGCTGTGCAAATGGCCGCTACAGATCAATTCACTTCGGTGGGGGCCTACCCAACAGGCGGGCGGTTGCGCACGGAATACAAGTCACCGCCTCCGTTCGGGCGGCACATAACGCACTACAACGGACGCATCTTTATCGTGGATGCAATAGACCCAAGTATTCTTTGGTTCACGGACGCCTTTGACTACGACCATGTGGATTTGACCAAAAACTATTATCAGTTTCCTGCACCGATTACCATGGTTGCGACTGCGGATAATGGTGTGTTCCTTGCTCGAAATGGCTTGTATGTTGCATCCGACAGAACCTATTACCTGCCAGCTGCTGGAGAAACCAATGAAGAAATGCGAGTAGTATCCGATCTGACCGCAATCGAGTACACTCTGGATAGCATTTCAGACACTTCGAATCCAATTTGGATGACACCAATGGGGCCGTGTATTGGCAAGCACAGTGGTGTGATGGAGTTTTTAGCGGAGGAATCAATCTCGGTCGGAAACATGGCAGAAGCGGCCAGCTTGATCAGGAAGCACAATGGACTTCGGCAGTATCTAGTTGTCGGCAGCAGCAATCAAGATGCCTTGATGCAGTCCAGCAGTTACGCCGAAGCAGAAGTAATTCGCAGAGCAACTTAATCAGGAGAGCACTATGAGATCAGCAGCCAAAATTAAAGCAGGATTCAAGTACCATATCGAGCATCTGCGCAGCATCGATGTGATGCACGCAATGGGGCTATCCATCGACGGGTTGGAACAGCGTGGCGATAAAGTTGTGTTGTCTGTCGAGGATGTCACCAATCTGATTCCCACAGAAGGGCTGAACTATATGCTAGGGACAGCCCTTACCGGCGTGGCACAACTTCTGTCATGGTACATTGCAATTTTCTCGGGCAACTATACGCCGGTAGCTACGCTCACCGCAGCTACTTTTACAGCCAACACAACAGAGTCAACTGCTTACGCTGAGACAACCAGAGTCGCGTGGACGCCGGGAGCGATTGCAGGGGGATCAGTAGATAATTCCGCAAATAAGGCTGTGTTCACAATGAACGCTACCACGACTATTTACGGGATCGGCCAACTTTCAGTGTCCACCAAAAGTGCGACTACCGGCACACTGATATCGTGTGCATTGTTCGCTGCTGCGAAAGCTGTTGTGGCTACAGACGTTCTGAACGTGACAAGCACACTGTCTGCCACCAGCGCATAATAGTGAGGGTCCGACATGACTTGGTTCGTCGGACTAGGCTCGACAAACTCCGCGACTCGTAGCTCTGACGGGATTACGTGGGATGCAGCAGGGGCGATAGGCACTGTCCCTGTAACCGTCAGAGCAATGACTCATGGGAATGGGGTGTTTGTTGCAGTTGGAGACAATACATCGGGGGGAGGTGGGTGCTTTACTTCCCCGGATGGCATCACGTGGACAAGTAGATCCATGCCTTACGCGGCAAACTGGCTCGATGTAACGTGGAACGGGTCTGTTTTTTGCGCTGTTGGAAATTCAGCGTCTGGTGGCGCAGCTACATCCCCTGACGGCATCACATGGACAGGCAGAGCACTCACAGCGAGAACGTGGAAGTGTATAGAGTGGAACGGGTCCGTATTTGCTGCTTTAGCAGACGGTACAATCGCAGGAGCGGCTACATCTCCTGACGGGATCACATGGACGAATCGTACCGTACCTAGCGCACAGACATTTATGCGCATGGCGTGGAACGGCAGTGTGTTTTGTGCCACCTGTTCCTCAGTGAATAACGTAGTCACATCTCCTGACGGAATAACTTGGACAAATCGTGCTATCGGGGCTATAGCCAACTGGACCGACATAATATGGAACGGGTCTGTTTTCTGCGTCATAACACAGACAGGAACTACTTGTAGCACGTCTCCTGATGGGACCACGTGGACCGCACGCACGAAGCAAGCAGGAACAGGCACACCGTATTGGGACAGTCTCGCGTGGAACGGGTCTGTTTTTTGTGCTGTAGCATGGAACGCATCGGAAGCGCAGACATCTCCAGATGGAATCACGTGGACGCTTAGAACAACGACAGCCGCGCTCTACGCCGTGGCATCTGGCAACGCGGTAAACACTGTAGGCAGTTCCTCTACTGCGGCTGTGGTTGGTGCAGGGTCAGTTCGGCAGGACACTGTCACATCTGGATTCTCGAATGCTGGAGTGGTTTCTGACACGAATACTGTAACGGTATGGCATGCAGCGGCGCTCTCATCACTAGCCTCAGCATACGCGGCAGCACTGGTTGGGGTAGCGAGAAGTGTGACGGGGTATTCCATAGCTACCGCAGCAGGTAGTGGCTGGGCTAGTAACAGCACATTGGCAGCAGCAAATTCAAGCGCTACGATTCTCGCAGAGTCTATAGCAAGAGTTTTTAATGGCTTTGTTACAGCGCAGTCTATGGCCGCAATTCTTACTGGATCTGTAACGGGAGTTTTTGCTAGTGGATACAGCGCGGGGATTTTTACTTCTTTAACGCAGGCCCCAACGATATTCTGGGATGTCGTGTACAGCACGGCGCAGACCAGTGCCGCGAGTGATGGGGTGCGCAGGACAGAGGCCACGGTGATTGGTACGATATCGATCGGGGGAATTATTCTCGGACAGGCTAAATACATTGTGGCAGGCATGTCAGAGGCACAGGTAAGCAGCGGCATTCGATTCCTTCAGCAGTACTGGGATGGATGGGTTTTCAACTTGAACACAAAGGCACCTTCATTCTACGAGAACTTTAAGTTCAATTCGTTTGCCAGAATTGGAGACAACTATTACGGGTGCTCGGATACAGGCATATACCTGCTCGGAGGGGATCTGGACGACACAATGCCAATAAATTCCACCATCACCACAGGCACGTCCGACCTGACTACAGATAAGTATGATGGCGCCACGACGAAGACAGTACCCTATGTATATGTAGAGGCCAGCAGTCCAGAACCGATGCTGCTCACGTGCAATGTAGAAGGGCAAAGTTACACATACAAGACGCGCGTTGTAAAGACGGCGATAGCCTCATCCCGTGCGGATGTTGGGAAGGGCCTGATCGGAACTTTTTGGCAGTTTGAAATAAAGAACCAGAATGGCGTAGACTTCAACATTGAATCAATAATAGCAGCGCCTATCTCCAGATCGAGAAGGTTCTAGCCCCCACGAGAGGTGAATTATGGCTACGTATGACTCCCCCGCCGCAAGCACCGCAGCCGCCAGTACACGATTGGTGGTAGGCATTTTTGCATCTGTGGTTGACACAGCCGCGCTGGTTAGCTTATGTGCGGCGCCTACAATCTTGTGGGAAGTCGTGTCCAGTACAACCACGATAACTGGTGCAGGGGCAGGCACTCGAAGAGTGGAAGCTGTGGTCTCAGCTACTGTGGTCTTGAACGGCACGATCATAGGGTCTGCGAGTTATCAAGTATCAGGACTTTCCACAACGCAAGTAATTTCAGGTATTCAATTCCTTCAAAAATATTGGGATGGCTGGATTTTTAATTTGAACACCAAAGCACCCTCATTCTATGAGAACTTCAAATTCAACTCATTTGCCAGAATTGGAGACAACTATTACGGGTGCAATGACGCAGGAATTTATCTGCTTGACGGCGATCTGGATGGCACACTACCAATAAACGCAGTGATCACCACAGGCACGTCCGATCTGTCTACAGATAAGTATGATGGCGCCACAACAAAAACAGTGCCGTACGTATACATCACAGCTCGAAGTCCAGAGCCCATGCTGCTCACGTGCAACGTAGAAGGAAACTCTGGAACGTATCAATTCCGCGCAGGCAAGACAGTGGTAGCCGCGTCTCGCGCAGATGTAGGAAAGGGCATAATTGGAACTTTCTGGCAGTTCGAACTGAAGAACCAGAATGGAGCTGACTTTGACATTAAATCGCTGATAGCAGCGCCTGTATCGAGATCGAGAAGGTTCTAAATGCTGCCGCGCATAATCAGTGCAATCGGAGCAACCTTGTCCAGTGACGAGATAGATGCAGTAGCTCGGGTCGTCCCACCCCGCAAGGGACAGAGCAGAGGGGTGTATCACGTAGTCGATGAACTGACAGGTGTTCTGGTTGAGTATCATGCCTACAAGTACACGGCTTACACCACTCCCGGGAACATCATCGGCGGGTATGCAGATAACGGAACATCAGGCAGTACCAGCGCATTCAAATTCGCGGGCGCAAAACTGTTCGATTTTGGATTTATGGGGACAGGGAACGTAGCAGCAATTTTCGGACTTTCAAACAAGGGAAAAACTGCAGTAGGTGCCGCCACACCATCCAGCGGGGCGCAGTCGGTAGCCGTCGTCTGGACCAAGGCAGAGGGATTTATCGATCTGGGGGCTGATCCGGGATTCTCGGGTGCCGCTGCGGTATCCAATGATGGTCTGGTGCTTGTGGGTTGGCAGCCAGCAAATGGTTCTTTTCGGTGCGTGAGAACAGGTTCGGCTTTGCCGCTGACAAACACCCTGACGTATCTGCCCTTTCTACCCAACAGCACATACTCAATGGGCTTGGCGGTATCCAGCGATGGATCGATCGTAGCAGGCTGTGCGTACATGACGTCACCTGCTCCTCGGTCTGTAAGCAATCCAACGTACCACGGCTATAGATGGTCCGCGATAGACGGAGTTGAAGATATTGGGCTACCCGCAGGGGCGACGTATGCCGTGGCCACAGGGGTATCTGACGATGGGAATACTATAGGGGGCTACTGGGGGTCTGACCCCACGACAGCGATGCCTACAAATCCATCACTGGTTGCCCTGACTAATCTGTCCTATGGTGTCGAGGGAGGATTTCGAGGATTCGTGTGGAAAAGGGTTGCGGGAAGTCCGGACACGATTACAGATATAGGGTTTTTACCATCTGGAACATTTGCATACGTGACAGGAGTTTCTGGGGACGGTCTCACCCTTGTTGGATATGCGGATACGCCTTCCGGGATGCGTGCCTTTCGACGCACCGATGCAGAAGGAATGGTCGATCTTGGACTGCCTGCAGGAGCTACAGCGGCTGTCGCTACGGCTGTAACCACAGACGGTAAAAGCATCACCGGATTTGTAGTTACTTCAACAGGACGTAGATCGTTCATCTGGCGAAAACAGGGAGGCTATGTTTGGCCTAAAATTGGAGCCACTCCAGACCGAGACATCTTACCCGCAGGGACATATTCACTAGCGACGTGCATTGCAAATTAGTTTGCGCGAGTTGACAAGTAGTGTAAACTATGGATGTGTGAGTTAGGTATTGGGAGAAGCATGCGATGACAACAACAGCAGATACACTCGCAGCACAGGCAGATAGTGCCTATACTGACGCATCGACTCGTGCGGATGCCGCGATATCACAAACAAGCACATCACTTAACGAAGCGAAATCAGCGGCGAATGGTATATCAGTCATTGCAGTCAGTGGCGATATAAATCCTGCCAATGTAAATCCACAAGCAATAACGAAGCCAATTCTCCCTACAGGGGATTTTTCAGTTGATGTAAAAAATGCGTTTGATTACGCGTTCGGGTCATTCAATGAAGTCATTCAGCCTCAGATACTGAACTACATAAGCACATTTTTTCCTGACATTTCTGCAGCGCTGAAATCCGATACAGATGCGTGGTTAGTCAACACAATGGAGAATGGACAGCTTGTCCCAATCGCCGTAGAAAACGCACTGTGGAATCGCGCTAGGGACAGGGAAGAACAGTTATCGGCCACAACAGAGCAGCAGGTGATTGATGCGTCAGCCGCTCGTGGGTTCTCCATGCCACCGGGGACGCTTAATCACACCATAAAGGCCACACAGGTGGAAACAACCTTGAAGCTGGCAAGTTTGAATCGTGAAATATCGATCAAGCACTTCGAGGTTGCCAATGAAAATACAAAGTTTGCTGTTGCAGAAGCTGTAAAAATGCGCGTTGGGTTTGTGACGGCATTGGGCGAGTTTATCCGTACCGCCGTGTTGCAGCCAAACAACGCAGTAAATTATGCAAAACTTATTTTAGAGTCCAAGACAGGACTTTACGATAGCGCTATTCGGTTGTACTCAGCGCAGATCAACGAAGAATCAGAGCGCACCAGAGTATTGCTGGAGAACAACGCGCAAGATTTGCGAGGAACGGAAATACTGTTTGGTAATTTTTACAAGGCGGCGGAGAACAATGTGCATAAGGCTGAAATACAAGCGAAGGTTGCCGTAGCCGCCGCTGAGCAATTGGGCCGAGTTGCTGCTGCAGCTCTTACAACACGTAACAGCGTGGTCAGCGTAAGTGCCGCAGTTTAACTAAAGGAGGCTATCATGCCATCGACTTCACCAAAACAAGCACGAACCATGGCGGCGGCAGCGCACAATCCTGCATTCGCCCTCAAGATGGGAATACCTGTCAAGGTTGCGAAGGATTTCAACAAGGCAGATACCGGCAAGCACATGATCCACATGGCCGACGGTGGGCTACTTGGACTGCTTCGCCCACAGGGGTTCCCTGACGTATCTCGGCAGGAAGAAGAAGCTGGTATCGGCGCTACCTATCCGGCACAATCAGCCGATGTACCACAAACGGTACGTCAAGCCGCAGCTGCACCAGAGCAAGCACCTACTTACACCTACGAACAAGGTCAGGCCGCGACGCGCGCGCACAATCAGATGCTGGAGCAGGAACGGCAGGCAGCGCAGGCCAAGCCTAAAGTCAGGCAGACTGTGTTCAGCGATACCTACGCGCACGGCGGCATGGTGCGCAAGAACATGAAGAGTGGTGGACGAGTTAAAGGCCCGGGATCTGGAACATCAGATAGCGTGCCGGCCATGTTGAGCCACGGTGAGTATGTTATGCCGGCAGATACAGTGAGAAAGATCGGCGCTGGGAAGCTGGACGCGATCAAAAACGCGACGCACAACCCCATGGGTGGAATGACGGTCAACAGTATGGGCGGTATGCCACACATGGCTGGCGGGGGGCTGACGATTATGCCTGCATACCCGGGAGCGCCTACGTATCCAGACGATTCCGATACAGAGCGAGGTGCTGAGCTTAATCGAGAATCAGTGCAAGGGTTGAAAAACGAAGCTCCAGCTACTGCGGGTTTGTCGCTTCCTTCCTTTATTCCAGACAACAGAGGAGGCTATCAATTTGCCACTCCACAAGACCAGAACAAAAATTTAGGGACGTACAGCATTACGAAAGGCTGGAATGATATGTCACCCGCTGCGCCGCCCCTAGAGAATCCTGTTACTGCGCCTGCTGCTCCGGCACCAGTCGTACCTGCAGCTGCGCCTGTTTCCTCAAAAGGACTTGTCGCATCTCCAACAACGCCAGTGGCGCCGACACCTACCACGCTGGCAGGTGGGCAAAGTTCGTACACTCCAACCACTCTAGCAGGAGCGCTGGTTGAAAATCGAGAGACACAGCGGCAATCTAAACTGCAGCAAACAGACAATACAAATGCGCTTGCTGCTTATGATGCCTATTCGATGGCAAATACAAGAGCAGGTCAAGTGGCAAATCAGGCTAACGCACCAACCATCGCGGGTGAGTACCATCTTCGCGGTATGCAGGCGTTCGCTGGTCGTTCGGAGCCTCATTACGACCCGCTGACGGGGCAATTCCTTGGCAGCTACACAGCCAGCGGCCCGGGCGCAGGCACATACAAGCCATACAAGCCGCCACTTGTCGAAGGGCAGACTGGCACAGACAAGTACGGGAATAAACTTATAGTCCGCAACGGCGCAGTGGTACCAAGATAGCAATGGCACAACCTTTCGACCCAGCTTCATTTAAGCCGGATTTTGATCCAGAGTCGTTTACGCCTGATGCGCCTGTACAAACCAGCGCGCTCGGGGAGATCGGTCGCGGCCTGAAGCGGGGTTTAGTTGTCGGTGGCGAACAAGCCGCAGGAAAGGCATTGCAGATACTGTCTCCGGATGACAGTGCAATAAACGCTGCCGGAACGCAGATGGTGCAGAACGCGACCAATCGCGGGGAAACTCCTGATTACACGATGCACCCTGAACAGCATGGCGCGATTGTCAATGCACTGGCGGGTGGTGCTGAAGGACTCGGTTCATTCTTGCCTACCATGGCAGTTGGTGCTGTGCAGCCCGAGATCGGCCTTGGCATGGCAGCAACGCAAATGGCGACAACTGGCGCGCAGGACACCTACGAGCGGGTCCTGAAGGCGACTGGCGACCCAGACCAAGCGAAAACCGCAGCTTTAGAGTCAGGCGCGATACAGGGTGTTGGTGGGCTAGTCGGTGGAGCACTCGTCGGGCGCGCGGCGCGCGGACTGGTTACAGGCGCTCTGTCCAAGGCTGCACCGGGTATTGAAGGTGCGATGGCGGAAGCCACGAGCAAGAACGTGTTCAAACCGGCACTGGCCAATATGGCCGAGAACGCCGTCGCGCTACCATTGACCGTCGCTGCCATGACTGCGGGGTCTGCTGCGGTTGAGAAGGCACACGGCGTAAACGTAGACCCGATCGATGCTGCATTAGGCAGCATCCCATCTTCTTTGGGAATGGCGACGCTGCTTGGGCCGCTTTCTGTGTTCGGAGCTTACCGTGCGGCTCAGGCTCGCGATGTGGCAGCCAAGACGATCACACAACCTGTTGCCCCGGGCGCAGATGGCACTGTTGACCCAAATGCACTGACTCGCAGAAATGTTGAGGCAAGAAAGCTCTACGGCACGATCAAAGGCGCAGACCCACAGGCCGCGCAGTCATGGCTTGACTCAGCTACTCAGGCTATCGAGGCCAATCAGCCGGTGGACATCAGCAGTGCGTTCCCAGAAGCACACGCAAAGATGTTGGTAGATCAGGCGGAGGCAGCGCGGCAGCAGGTCGAACAGGCGATTCCGGCACTTCCGCACCTGCAGAACGATACGATGTTCGTATTTCCAGATGGATCGACCGGAACACAATCGCAGATAGATGAGCATATAAACACACTGCCGGAAAGTGAGCGCGTCAGTGCTAGAGCAAATATGATGTACGGTGCGCGCGAAGCTGCGCCTGAAGACCAGACTGCACAACCAGCTGTGCCAGAAGCGCCCCCCGCAACCGCGCCCGTATCAGCGACGCCAGAAGACACGCTGAAGGCCCAGCTGCAAGAATTTGGAGCTACGACCGTTCCTGCAGCACGTATCGCCAAACTGGCAGAAATGACGCCGGAAGAACAGATTGCGCATCTTGACAACATGGACTTGGAAAATAGCAAGGCTGCATACGCTGAGGGACTGGCCAAGTATCACGATAGCTTGAAGCAAGGCACGCAGCTTTCAGTTCTGAACAAGCCACTACATGAAATGACTGCAGATGAGCTGGATGCAGCGTTACCAGCAGCACAAGCCAAGGATGCTCGTTTGGAGCAAGAAGCAGTTACAGCTGAGTATGGCCCGGAAGAAGCACAAAAATTTGCAGCCTTGGGAAGACGCGCGAAGGATAAGTGGTGGAACGCAAATGCGACAGAGGCTATGGACAAACACGCATCCATGCACAGCGACAATGCTGAAAATGTAGGCAGCTACCGTGATGCGCAACATGATTTCGATCCAGAATCTGCAGCACACCTTGGGCGCAGTATTGCGATGAAGATAAAGGATTCTGACAGTCCTAATTTTGTACACTCTCCAGAATGGGTGACACTCAAGAATGCTTTTGAGTTCGCAGCCAAACAAGGCTGGTCATTTGACGATGTGATGAAAGGTGCCGGAGAAAGAGCGCATGAATGGGCTGGAAGCGACGCTGCGGAGCTATTCCCTAGACTGGAGAAATACTTTAACGGGGAAAAGAAAAATCAGAGGGCATTAAAAGGAGAATCAAATGAAGTCACCGCCAATGAAAATCAGGGGGCCGGAGCCGAACGCCCAGCGCCTGAAGCTGCCGTCAATGCCGGCGGCGCTGAACAGCCCGTTGAGAGGCCTACTGCCCAGCCTGTCGAAAAGGCCGCCGAAGCAGCCGCCAAACCAGTAGAACCTGAGATCGTATCTGTAAAGCAGATTAGAGGCACAGGAGAAACGCACGTCACAACCAGTACGGGTGACACCATCAAAATTTACAAGGACGACGCTACAGGTTCGATGGGACTCCCCGGGTGGCATTGGGACGAAAGTGGGCACAACAACCCCGGGCCAAGTCAAAGGGGCCATGTTACGACGTATTTGGCGGACACAAAAAGTGAAGCACTGAAAGAGTTAAAGGCTAGATTGCCTAGAATTCTAAAGCTCAAAGGAGTGGAACCTGTCGAAAAGGCCGCCGAAGCAGCCGCCAAACCAGTAGAACGGCGTAACCAAACGGAGCGTTCCGCGAAGTATGGTCTTGCAAAATCGCTTGCAGAGCAGGACGGAAAGATCAGTATTGGTCGTCTGCAGCGCGCGCACTCACAGATCGGGGAGAGTGAAGCAGCGCGCCTTATAGAACAACTTAAGCAGGATGGTGTCATCGACACCGCTGTTGTAAAAGGCACGCACGCACTCTTGGAGAAGCCTGCGGAACAGGAAGTCGCACCTGAAGTTGCAAAGGCAGAACCTGTGGCCGCTAAGGCAGAACCGGAAGAAGGTATCGCACCTGAAACCGCCAAAGAAGCGTGGGACCAGATGCGCCACGACGAGTATGGCGATGCCAAGGAAATCCCGCGCTATGAGGATCTGAACGAAGCGCATCGCGATCTCTGGGACCAAGGCCGGCAGAGCGGCGCTGATTTCGAGGAACTTGCCAGTCGCCATCGCAACAACCAGATCGCAGAGCGCACGTCGCTGCGGATCAAGCCCGAACACATCAAGGACGAAGACTGGGATGTGAACTTCAACGAGCGCGCCGATGGTGTTGGTGCGGCAGATGCGGCCAAGACTCAGGGGCTGTTGAAGGACGCCAAGACACTTGGCGATGCACTGAGGATCGTGCGCGACAGTCTCGACCCGAAACTGAAGCGACTTGCAGACAAGCTGCTCTCAGATCCCAAAGCAGTTGCGGGTAAGTTCGAACTGAGTGGTCGGTCAAAGACGAATATCAACGGCAACGCTGTACTCGGAGAACACTATCGCGGGGATGTGGTATTGCATAATGGCGCGGGTGTAACAACGCTGCTGCACGAGGCTGTCCACGCCAAGACTGCATGGGGACTTCGCAACGATGAGGTATTCAGGAATTCCGTCAAGGAACTGTATGATGCAGCGAAAGCTGCGTTTCCTAATCTCCAGTCGATATACGCCTTCAAGAATCTGGACGAGTTTCTGGCCATGGCCAATACCGATCCGAAGACTCAAGAAGCACTAGACACTATCCCTTCTATCGGAGGCAAGTCGTTGTTCGGGCGACTGATCGATGCAGTGCGTTCGTTCTTGGGGATGCAGCCGGGACAGACTTCGCTACTGCGGGATGTAATGAAGGTTACAGAACAAGCACCAGCGCCGCGCTACGATATCAGCCATGCGGCTGAATTGGGCGTGCAGCACTCTGAAACAACTCAGCAGGCACTCGATGCACCGAAGCAAATTCTCGACCGCGTTATTTCGGGAGTTAAAGATCAGGTTAAAAACCTGAGAACAATGCCTTCCGGCGTGCTCAAACAACTAGCCTATGCACACACCATCAACCATCTGGCAGAAGCGTACAAATCGATAGCTCCGGGCATCGGCAAGTTCAAGGGTGCACTGGACCAAATACAAGGCACGCACAAGGCTCTGGAGATCGAGTCGGCGCTGGTCGGGCGCCAAGGCAACGAGTGGGAAGCACAGATAAAGCGCAAGCCGACCGGCTCGCAGGATGTCATGAAGCAGTCGCAACTCAGCCAAAGAGCCACACTGGACGCGATCGACCCACGCTTTGATCCGAGTAAGCCACTGGAAGGGCAGAAGTGGTACAAGGACCTTGCACGTCATCACGCTAACGCAAAAGACTTGGCCATGGCACAGGAGTTCATGAAGGCATCGTACAAGGCAGAGAACGAGTGGGTTGCCAAGATGACACCTGCAGAACTTACTGAGTACAGGCAGAACCGCGCGAACTTGGAGAAGCTGTGGGATGAGAACGGCAGGATGCGCGCTCAGATCAAGAGCGGCACTGGTGGTAAGCCAGAGACTATCAGTGGACAGGATGTGTTCCACCGTGAAGAGTTTCGCATGAAGCAGCTTGGACTTCGCTACAACGATGAGTCAGTCAAGACATGGTACGAGAACTTCCACGATGAAGCGTTCGGTCCGAAGGAGACTGATGTAGCCAAGATGCGCGAGCAGATCGCAGCATCCAAGAGCAAGTTCCCCGCTGTAGCCAAGGCAGAGTTGCAGCGGCTCGGAGAGTCACGCACCAACATTATGGCCTCGCCGTACTTCCACATGTTCCGGCCCGGAGATTTCTACGTCAAGTACAAGGGCAAGGACGGCAAGACATACCTTAACTCGTTTGAGTCAGAGATGGCCGCACGGCGCGCATGGGGGGATTTAGCTGCGCAAGGCAAGGCAGCTGAAGACGGCTTCAAGGGTGGTCGCTGGGCGGACATGATGCGCGACAACGACGTGGCCAGTGCGAGCGCACTGCGAGACTTCATTAACCGTGCGACGGAGCGCGCTGAAGCCATATACGGAGTGGGCACGCCAGAAGCCAAGTCGGAAGTCGAGAACATGCGCAACATCCTCGAACAGACAGTGCTCTCGTCGCTGACCCGAGGTAATAACCGCACGGCTTCTGCAAAACGCGTTGGCTATGAGGGCGCACTACCAGACATGCGCAGGAGCTTCGCCACACGGACGATGTACGCACACAACGCGATCGCTGTTCTGACACACACTCGGGAAGCAAGTCAGGCGTTGCAGGATCTTGCGCAGCAAGCTAGAGACGCCGGCACGACAACGGAAGGACACCCTGCCAATCCAGAACTGCAATCTAAGTTGCAGGTGCTGAGCGATGAGATGCGCACGAGGCAGCAACTATTTACCAAGCCGGTGAACGCCCCACTGCTGGATGCGTTGACGAACCTGAACTACAACTTCTATTTGGGGCTGAGTCCTGCGTACTTGATCCGCAACGCGACACAGCCATGGGTGTACACGCTTCCGATGTTGGGGGGACGCTACGGCTTCATGGACTCGGCACGCGCACTGACGCGCCACTCTGGCACGGCGATCAAGATTCTTGGTCACGTGATGAAGCAGGATTTCTTCAACCCGATTTTTGACATGTCAGGGGAGGCTATGGCCTCGCTTGGTTTGCGGCCTGACCAGATGAAGACACTTCAAGCACTGGCCGCTTCCGGTAAAGCCGATGCAACATTCGCCTATGATACAGGCGCTATCGCCCGAGGGCAGACAGGCAAATTAAGCCAGATGCAGAAAAAGTTTGGTGTGTTCGCCCACTATTCTGAAGTGCTGAACCGGATCGCCACAGCTCTCGCTGCGCATGATCTTGAATTCGCACGCTCTGGCAGTCAGGAGTTGGCACAAGCGCAGGCGTTCAAGATGGTGGACGATACGCAGATGGACTACTCGCCTACAAACAAGGCACGGATGTTGGGCAAGCACGGCGTCATGGGCAAGGCCACTCCCCTGCTGACCGCGTTCCAGCAGTTCAACTTTCAGGTTCTGGAGCTGATGTCGAGAATGACGGCCAACGCTGTCGGAAAGAACGGACCGGAAGAAGCGAACATCGCACGCAAACAAATTGCAGGGATGATGGGAACAACAGCCATCTTCGCCGGCACACTGGGCCTGCCCTTCGCCAACGTCATCGCAGCAGCGTGGGATAAACTTACAGGTGATGACAACAACCCTAGCGACATCAAATCCGAATACCGCACGTGGCTGTCGGAGACATTCGGACCGGAACTGGGAGAAGTTATCGCCCGGGGCGTCCCGCGCGCAATGAATTTTGACATGTCCTCCGGTGTTGGCATGCAGGATGTTCTGCCATTTTCACAGTTCTTGGCCGATAGGCGCGCATGGAAGGATCGTCTCGACACCTTGGTTGTTGGCGGGGCGGGGCCGGCTTATGGCATGCTGCAGAGTATGGCGCGCGGCGCTGATCAGATCAGCAGCGGAAATGTCTGGAAAGGTGTTGAGTCTGTCCTGCCGCACGCGCTTACCGGGGTTGCCAAGGCAGCTGAGATGCAGCAGAAGGGGCAGTTCACTGACTCCAAGGGTAACGTGCTGCCGATACAGGCAACCGGCTGGGATGAGCTGGTGCAGTCGTTTGGCTTGACCCCTGCGCACAAAGCAGAGATTCAGGAACAGTCGTTTGCCTACAAGCAACATCAGGCACTACTGAACACAACACGCGGCAAGTTGATGCAGGACGCTCAGGAGGCTCGCGGAACGGCAGACATGCCTGCAGCTATTCAAAAGATACAAGCGTGGAACCAAGCGCATCCTGACATGCCTGTACGCAACCTGAACAGCGCCGCCCGGGCACAGGCGCAGAAGTATCAAATGGCTAAACAGTCAGGCACAGGTATGCTAGTATCTCGGCGTGCGCTGCTTGGATTGAACGGATATAGCTTCGCCAACGAAGGCGAACTTCAATAAGGACACGACTATGGGCACCGATCTGGTAATTCAGCAAGGCAAGACATTTTCGCAGGTGCTCCGCTGGGAGACCGCGCCGGTCATCTACAAAGCCATCACGGCACTTACTCAGGCCGCACCTGCCAAAATAACTGCTGTCGGGCATGGCGTGCCGAGCGGTTGGCGCATCGCAGTTGTATCAGTGAAGGGCATGACTCAGATCAACTCCAAGAACACGCCGCCGCGCTCTACCGACTATCACGCTGCAACGGTTGTGGATGTGGACAACATATCGCTTAATGACACGAACTCAGCTGACTACAGTACCTACACGAGCGGCGGGTATGTGATGTACAACACGCCGGCCAATCTTACAGGGTTCACCGCACGCATGACGATCAAGGATCAGATCGCGGCACCTAACTTGCTGATCTGTACGACTGCAGGGACATCAGGACTTGTGCTGCCCACGGCAGCTGGTGCCGACGGAACGGCTGTTTGGGAAGTTGCCCCTGCTGGATCGGTGCGGTCTGTCACATGGTCTGCCAGCACCGCGTTTGCCCTGAATGACGTGATCGACACTCACGAGTTGCTACGTCTTGACACAACGAACTTGCGCATCGTGATTGACACGGTGAACTACACGATAACGCTCACCATCGATGCTGTGACAACCGCTGAAATATCTTGGGACACTGGCGTGTACGACCTTGAGTTGGTGTCGTCCGGCGGAGTGGTCACAGGTCTGATGAGCGGTGGAATATCTGTTGTAGATGAAGTAACTACGTAAGCACGGAACTGCTATGGTCGATCAAGTTGTCATCACTGAAGCACCTACGACGGCTGTTGTCGAAACGACGGATGTGTTCGTTGTCGCGCCAAAGACAGATATTCAAGTTGTCACAACAACTCAAGACAAAGTTGCGGTTGTTCAGACTAACAGCATCGACGTTGCGACCGTAGAAAAAGATTCTGCAATTATCGTTGAGTCGAAAGATATCGTGATAGTCAACAACACTGTTGGGCAGCAAGGACCGACCGGCCCGACCGGTGCCGCTGGAGCACAAGGCGTTCCCGGTGTGCCGATCTTTCTCGTGGCGGAAGAAGGCGAGCAGGGCGACATGGGGCCGCAAGGTGTCAAGGGCGACATGGGGCCGCAAGGTGTCAAGGGAGCTACAGGAACGACTGGTGTGGCAGGAACTAACGGGGTGGACGGAGCACAAGGCGTTCCCGGTGTGCCGATCTTTCTCGTGGCGGAAGAAGGCGAGCAGGGCGACATGGGGCCGCAAGGTGTCAAGGGAGATACGGGTGCGACCGGAGTAGCAGGCACGAACGGTATAGATGGTGCACAAGGCGTTTCCGGTGTGCCGATCTTTCTCGTGGCGGAAGAAGGCGAGCAGGGCGACATGGGGCCGCAAGGTGTCAAGGGCGATACAGGTGCGACCGGAGCAGCAGGAACGACTGGTGTGGCAGGAACTAACGGGGTGGACGGAGCACAAGGCGTTTCCGGTGTGCCGATCTTTCTCGTGGCGGAAGAAGGCGAGCAGGGCGACATGGGGCCTCAAGGTGTCAAGGGCGATACTGGAGCAACTGGAGCAACTGGAGCTACAGGAACGACTGGTGTGGCAGGAACTAACGGGGTGGACGGAGCGCAGGGTGTTCCCGGTGTGCCGTTATTCCTTACTGCAGAGGATGGAGAGGAAGGACCTATGGGTCCGCCCGGGACAGGCAGTGGGAGCAGCGGAGTAGGCACCTACTTTGACCCAGTGACTTGGGATGGCGTAAACGACCGTGTATTAGGTGTAGGTCAGCACACCTCGGACTCATTCACCGCTCAAACCTCCATGCCTCTGCACATAGCTTGTGGTGATGGGCAGATTTATGAGATTGAAATAGTAGGAAGTTTCGCAGCGGCGGCAGCCGGAGCGCAGACACTGATTCAACCTAACAATGCTGTTCCAACAACAAATAGCTTTGATATAAGCCACATTAAGGTTAGTGGGACGACAGTTTCTGGAAACACTCTCACCGCCTCTGCAGATGGAGGATTTGTTATTGGGTACTCTAGTAGCGTGCTTAATTGCAAATGCTGCGTATTCACCTCGACCTTAACGAAAGCAGTTGAGACACTAAACAGTAAATGTTGGGACACTACCAACGGGAGGCGTTTATTTATACTAAATTCAGAATGGCTAGACACCACAACACTCTGGTCATCCCTCGGAACAATAACAATGCCGAATGCGTGGACAGGGACTATTACAGTGCGGAGGGTAGCTTAATGAAATCCCTACTCTACCCACTCTACGCAGCAGCAAGTTGGGCAATGACCATCTTCGCTATTATTTTGTCCCCACTAATCGCACTATTCGTAGACGCGCAAGGAAACTTGCCGAAGTATCTTAGCTGGTTTCAAACACCCGACGCTCCATGTTGGGGTGCACCTTTCTGGAAGCAGAAGAATTCGACTTACAGCACATACGCGCTCTGTGTGACTTGGCTCACCACTCAGGCTGCACACAATTTAGTTGATTCTATAGGGAAAAGAAGGTATCGTTTCGGAAGTCTAACGCATTAAGGAGGTCATCATGGCGTCGAATAAGTCATTTCGTTTTGGTCCGGCAGCAATCGCTGCGACTGTCGCGAACATTCTCAACTGCAATGTCACATCCCTGTCAGGCCCTGTTGGGTTCACGATGTCCCAACCATATCTTCTGTTGCGCCACATCCGCATCGTGAATACCACGGCGGGCGCGCTTACTTTCACCGGCTACATCGGAGCCACAGGCGCTTCAGCAGCAGGAACTGAATTTCTCGGCAAGGGCTTGTCGGTTGCTGCAAACTCTTACGTCGATTGGTACGGTGCACTGCGACTGGACGTTGCAGACTTCCTGACTGGAGTAGGCAGCGCCACTGGGCTGACCATCGAAGGCGAAGGCGAGATCGGCGTAGCATAATTTAAGGTTATCCCATGGCAGAACTTAGCTTACAAGATAGAGATGATATTTTCGATGAGGTAGAACATCGCATATCTACAGATATGCGACTGGACGCACTGGAGGAAACCAATGTGCGACAAGAAGCTGAACTGAAATCCATCCTGCAGCAGATGGCTATAGATGAGGCTCTGGCTACTGAACGCGCGTCTTCTGCCAGAACATCGCTCGTCTTGGAGGTGCTGATCGCGCTGCTGGTAGGCTTGGAGACGATAGCGACGTTTTACTTGGCCTTCGGACACGGTTCTGGGGTACACTAGACACTAGGGAGCAGTTTATGAGTAACGAATTGCAAGGGGGAAATGCTGTGGGAGACATCGATGAACTTCAGGAAACCGTCGAAGCCCTTGGAGGCAAGGTGAATAGGTTGGAAACAGGACACGCCGTCCTGCAGGAAAACCACGGTGAGTTGCGAAGACGCGTTGACGATGCCCACGTCAATATCGACCGACTTGCCAACTCACAGATCGCGTTGGAGTTGAAGTTCGGCCACATGTCAGGCACGATGGCTACAAAATCCGATCTGCTGGAGATGACAAACCGAATTGGTAATGGGTTCGAGACACTGCAGAAACAATACGGGGAGAACTACAAGGCGGCTGTAGAGTCGATACCCGGTAAGATGTTAGCATGGATCGCCGGCATTGGTCTGATCTTAACACTAATCTCCGCTGTGGCGGCAGCAGTGGTTTACATTCATGGACAACACATCTGAACAAAAGACCTTCGGACAGCTTGCAGCGGATTTTGCGCACGATCACATTGGCAGCTGGACGTTTTTATTTCTTCTTTCGGTGGCGATATGGTTATGGATTATCTACAACGAATTATCGCCAAGGCCCTTCGATCCCGCGCCATTTATCGGGCTAAATTTATTCCTTTCATTACTGGCAGCGGTACAAGCTCCTTTAATAATGATCAGCCAGAAGAGTCAGGACCTGAGACAACAGGCTGTGATCGATGCGATAGCATTGGTCGGTCAGGCGACGATGGCGCTGACAGCAGCTACGAAGGAAATGCTGGAAGATCATCTGAAAATACTTCAACAGGAAAGGGACAAACATGACTCTGAGTGACGAACAACTTGCGCTGCTGGACAAGGAACTTCGCAGGGACGAAGGTGTGCGCAACACCATGTACAAGGACTCCAAGGGCATCAACACTATCGGTGTAGGACACAACTGCGAAGCGAACCCGCTGCCGGATGACTGGACACAACCACTTTCCGGCGCGCAGATCGATCAGTTGCTTAACGAGGATCTGGAGGAAGTATTCAAGGATCTGGACGATGCCTTCCCTTGGTGGGAGACACTGGACGATGTGCGCAAACGCTGCCTTGCCAACATGACTTTCAACATGGGCATCGAGACCCTGATGGAGTTCCACAACACGATGCGGGATTTTCAACGCGGCAGCTACGAGTCTGTGGCTGCGCGACTGCGATTGAGTTTGTGGTTCAAGCAGGTCGGTCCACGTGCAGTGCGTATCTGCGATGCGATTGAGACTGGCGTAATGCCGGAATAGGAGGTGGTATGAGCTTCGATCTTAAAACTGCAATTAGTTCAATCGCTCCGACAATCGCCACCATGCTCGGTGGACCGTTGGCCGGGGGAGCAGTCGCGTCTCTGATGGGTGCGTTCGGACTTACATCTGCCGGAAGCCAACAGAAAGACATCTCACAAATTACTCAGGTCATCCAGTCTGGCAGTATGACACCTGAGATTATCGCTGCTGTTCGAGCCGCAGACCAGAAGCACGAGGAAGTCCTGAAGCAGCAAAACATCGATCTTGTGAAAATAAATCAGGCGCATGAAGATGCTCAGTTTGCAACACAAACCGCCGACACGCAGGATGCCAGAAAAACATTTGGCCAATCGAATAACGCACTTGGCTATGTAATCCTGATCACGTTCGCCTGCCTGATGACTGCAGAGTTGTGGGGCTGCTACATGTTGTTGACTGGTGGCATCACGCTGAAAGATGTGGCCATTGTCGCAGCGATCGCAAACGTAGTTGGGTCAATCACAGGCTATGTTGCATCAAACGCACAACAAGTGGTCAACTACAAATTCGGCAGCAGCGCAGGGAGTCAGGGGAAGGATGATGCTATCGCACTCCACATGACTAAATTGATCGACGCAAGTGGTACGCCAAAATAGCGGGGCTGAATGATGGCGCGCGGGATGCGTGGCACGCTGGGAGTGGGTATAGGGCTGGGAGAGATATGCAGGCGATCGTGCTTCACTTCGATCATGGGGAGGTTGAGCGGCACAGATGCGACATCGGAATGCTCAGCTGATCGCGTTCGCCGTCGCTCTCGACAGTACACCTGCGTACCGTACCGGGCCGTTGTCACACAAGATCCCACCCAGTAGGGAGACCCTGAAACGATCTTGAATGTCTTGGTCTGGTGTGTCCCCTTGATGTAGTAGTGATCCGCCCCCTTGGTAACATCGCACCGCTTACCGCACTTCAATACTCGCGCAGCTATAAGTCTGGATTTCTTCCACGCCTTGTTTGATTCCGACGGAACATCGCGATGCGACATCAGTGCCGTGAACTGCCATGGGCGGAACGCTTCCCTGCAAACTCGTTTAGGTTGCCAGTGCGCGCGGGTCATGACGACATCTGCAATCGCTATCTGGCTCAAGGTCGGCTCGGATGCCCCTTCAAATTGAATTACCATCGCTAAACACCATGCGGCTACTATCATCGTTGTCTCCTTTGGATTAGGCAGTCTTTCTTAAGTCAGTCACGTTGCTCTGAGCGAACAGCGCATCCCTTGGTTTTCCTGCCAGTGCAGGGTGGTCCAAGTCGATTATCCAGCAGCGTATCTTGGCCTTCTCGAAGTCCGTGCCGGCGCCCAGTGTCTTCTGTGCGCTCGGGTCGAGCAGCACGCCGCTGGAGAGCAGTTCAAGCTGTAGCTCGTGCATGTCGATGGTCTTCTCAGCGCAGATTTTCTTGAGCTGCTCGCGGGACATGTAGACCTTGCGAACGTCCATCTCGCAGCGTGCCCACATCTCTCCCCATGGTTCTTTAAGTGGGCGCATGTTCATGTTGCCCTTGCCGATGTCTGAGTTGACGACCAGTGTGTGCGGTCCGAACGCTTCCAGAAGTTCGCTGATTGTGCTGGTTGCCGACAGGTTGCTATCGCTTACATCGCCGCGCGCTTCGTCAAGATACGCTGATGCAAACGATGTCAGAGAATTCAAATCCCAGTCGATGAAGCCCATCTTGCGAAGAACTTTACCCATGGCAAGGCCGCAGGCGATACCGGCAGACCAGAACCGCTCACGCGCTGAAATACGTTTCAGTGTGTCTAGTTGCTTCATGATCTCGCGCACGCTGTCTGCGATCATGTCTTGGTTCTGCACAAGGAACTCGACTATCGGCTTGGCCGCGACTCCGTGATTCTCCGACATCTTCAGGAGCATCTCATCTGCCTCGACCTTGGTGTGGGTGTGTGTATCCTTTACCTTGAACTCTATCAGGCGCATCTGTTCGGCAGTGTTGTCTGCCTTGTAAGCACTCAGCTTGTTGCGCATGCTCTGGTTGGTCGTGGCCCCTAGTATGGTGCAGAACTTTTCCTGCTGGCTTAGCGACAAGCCATCACGCCCCAGACGATCCCTGCCGACACCGATAGATATGCTGTAAACCAGCGCGCTGGCGGTCTCGGGCGGCATGTTGCTGATCTCATCGTAGCCCACATGGATGTTCTGGTACAGACTGATCTTGCGGAACAGTGCGTTCACCGTGGTGCCGCGTTCAGTGCCATTGAGCATGATTTCTGTCGGATTACCATACACACTATGCGCCAGCTTGATCACCGTGGTTTTCCCTGCGCCACTCTCGCCATGCAAGCTAACGACCAGCCCCTCGACGTTCGTGAAGCGCAGCAGTGGTGCCCCGATGAGCATGAGCAAGGTCAGGCGGTAGGCTTCGTACCCCGGTCTGTTATAGAAGTTCAGCAGCTTCTTCCACTCTTCAAGGCTGCCCATTTCTTTGCCGAATCCCGGCAAGTCGCGCTTGAAGGGCGCTGGATAGGGGAACGGCTGAAAGCCTGTGGCGGTCATTACGCCATCTGCCATAACGAAGTCGCGATCCTTCCAGCCCAGCGTGTTGTACATCTGCCTAGCGGGTGCGGCCTTCTGAAGTTGTTTTATATAGGCAACCATAAA